CCGCAGGTACTGTAAGAACAACGTTAGCTTGGTTTTTAAGATTACCCTGTCCTGGCATATTACACGGATGATGGGCTGCAACAATATTAGAATCTCTAGTAACCAAAACATGTTTGAACTTAAGACTTACATTAATATTAACCATAGCTAACTGTGCCCATGGAGGCTCATCCGTATGTAATACAAAGGGTGTAATTCCTAACATGTATGTTTTATACGGATCAATATTAATTGATAAATTAGTTTCTGAATAGGGATTAGTTTTATATCCTGCACTAATAAAAGAGGAAATATTTAATGGAAGCTTATAAATCTCCTGCATTGTTTCTTTATTACTAACCATATTTCCACCATAGTAATCTGCATTCTTTTGTAGAATATGAAAAGCCATTGTATTGGTGCCGTCTTCCCCTCGAATAAGCAATTCATCTTGTGTATAAATTTTACCATGATTAAGATTCTGTGACATTTCTGCCCATGCATCTCCTGCATAATGAGAAGCTGGTACTCCAACGGAATTCGCAGTTAATTGAGCCCAGTTATTTGCAAACTGATCAGTAATCAATCCTCCCTCATCTCTTTGGTCAAACCCAAAAGAGAATTCTGTTAGTACAACACTGGGTGTAGCATCACTAGACTTACCCTCAACATCCCAGAATTCTTGTAGAGGAGGTAACATAAAGGGAATAACATATGGTTTATCAACACCATTCATTCTAGTCCATTCTGAACCGATATAAGGAATCATAAAATTAAGTCTAAAGGTACCACTCTGTTTTTCATACTGAGGTACAATCATTCCTTCAGTTCCTGCAACATTAGCTGAATTTAGATTAGTAGCAATATTACTAAGTCCATCACTCCAGATTTGCTCGGGTGCTAACTTAGTACCTCTAGCTGCCTTTTTTCTTTTAATCTTTGACATTAATCTTCAACCTCTTCTAATACAGTAAGATTAGAGTTCCACTCGAATGCATGACATGCATTAAACCCTTTTACAATAATCGAGAATCTAACTCTACTTCCCGCAGGAATAGGTATATTAAGATTTTGCTCAGTAATAAATACTCCCCATGTAGCCCCACCAGGATATTCTGGTTGCATGTCTGTAAAGGTAGCACCAACAGTAGCAGGTGCAGGTCCGCTTCGTCTAGATGTAGGGTGTAAACGATTAAACTTATAAGCCCCAGCGTTATGACCCATCTCTCTAATATTAACAGCCAAGTTATTCAATTCTCTCTTCTCGGGATTAAACTCATTATCAATACTTACCTGCACAATAGGAACAAAGTTACCTATAGGGGATAAAGAACCTCCTAAGCCCATAGAGTTTGCCCCTGGAAAGACATTTCCTGTCTCCCCAATATTATTGGTTGCTCCATCCGTACAATCCTCAATATACTTAGTAGTTGTAGTTGTTCGAATAACAGGATCATCATATTGTGTTGCTCCCATTGCAACGGTAGCTGCAGGTGCTTTATAATCTCGATCGTTGGTTGTATCCATTTGAAAGTATGTAGGACCTACCAGATTTTGTCCTGCACCAAAATAAGATATAGGATGTTCTGAAGCGGCAACAACATTAATAGAACTTAAGACAACAGGTTTATCAAAATAATAACTAAATGTTGCTGCTAAGTATCTTTGATTCATAGGATGATAAACGGGTATTACAGTTAACGGGAATCCTATTCTCTTACTAACACTAGTAAATCCATTGGCACCAGGAAGAATGTCCATACTATCAGCAACTGCAGGATCATTTTCAATATATGTTGGCATTCCTGTATTTGTCGGTGTACCTCTAGTCCATATTTCATGGAGATCTAGATCTCCATGACTTGCAAATCCCTTATGTCTATATTCATTATTTAATGTAGGAGGGCCTGGAACAGTAAGAGATAGGGGATATGTTTCATCGATCCAGTTTCTGCAGACTAAGAAAGGAAAATTGTGTTCTGTCCAACTAGTATAATTAACTGGCACTTGCCGACCTAGGTTAGTAAACGTACCTCCTGCTCCTGGTTCTTGACTATTGGTATAATGGGGTTTAGTGGGACTCCAATGGGCTACATAATTAACTGCAGTAAGCCGACCATCTGTAAATCCCCTAGGTACCTCGTTATGCTCTTCTACAAACTCATCAACAGTTGCATCAATATCTGCACCATCAATGGTGGTACCTGCACTAAACTGAGACTTAGTTACTTTTCTATTTGATGCCATTAAGTTGTTTCTCCAAACGTTGTTGTAATACCCGCATGGGCTACTGTAGATTTTCTAGAGCAGCCAATAATAAAGGCTGTACCTGAATTAAGTACGCTCCCTACATCCTGAAATAAGCATCCAATAAAGTGTGCGTTAGATCCCACCTGTACAGTAACGGCATTAGTAAATACACAATTTTGAAAGATAACTGTTGTACTCTCTAATATATGTACAGTTCCTTGGAATCTAGCATTTCCAATTCTAGAATCTAGTACTAGCTCTGCTGCAGTACTTAAAGAGTCTGTTCTGGTAGCCGTAAAGACTACATCTCCAACACTATAAATATTTGTATTTGGTTTTGTTGTAATTAAAGCAGGATATTCTCCATCTGTTAATGTAACTACATTATTGGAGATTTTTACTTCAGCATTAGAGACTGCATCTTTAGAATTAATCTGATTGATTTTTGCTGCAAGTTCTCCCTGACTTGAATAGAATAAATCATTGACAAAATCTAGAGGTGTAGATCCTTTATTTATAATGTCCTGTGCCACTAGTGTCCCTTCCTTCTACGTCCACCAGAGACTTTACGAATTGCTGCCTTCGCTGAACGTATTACTAATTCCTCAGCTTTATCTAGAACATATCCAAAGAACATCCATGTAAACCATGATCCTTTGGTAGAGTTTGAATCAGCCAATTCTCCAAACTGTTTATCATCTACTAAAACGTTTCCAGTTACTTGACCAACATCTCCCCACAATAGATTAGGATCATCAAATACTTGATAACGCATAACCTGATTTGTAGCTCGTACCTTTGTTCGAATACTGTTCTGAGTAATAGTAGTATCTAGAGGTGAAGATTCTGTTATGCCTGATGGGCTACCTCCCGATGGTCTAAAATCAATTACCTGACCATTCCATCGTCTATTATCAGAAGAAACTACACTATTAAAAAGTCTAGGTCTGTCCCACGTTGTACCAGCCGTACCCCAGCCATTATCGATTTCATTAGTTGCTGTACCCTTTGATTTAAGCTGGGTAAATATTCCTCTAGCTTTCTTTTGTCCAGGGGTGTCTAGACCAATTGGTGCCGATGCATAACACCAGTCAACTGCCTGAGCTTTCTTGTCTTTAGTAGGACGATCTGCTTCTGCTAAAGAACTGAAATTGAATACCCAGTTATTTGATTTGAAATAGTTATTAGCAGCTACAGGTAGAGCACCATAAGCATCATAATATAGGTACCCCTCTACGGTATGAATATTCATCTTACTAACAGAATTTCCAGCTATTAATTTTCTGAATGGAATATAGAATAATAAGGTACGTTTATGAGGATTTAATGGTAGGCACCCTTCATGTTGAGGATCTCCTGGATTTCCTAGTAATGTTTCTGCATATCCCCATTGATTCCAGAAGTGTTGCATTCCATATGTATTCGCTAAGTTAGCTGCATGTGCTGACCAATCAATACTAATCTCAGCATTAGCAGCAATATAAATTGCACGGGCACCAGCGACTGCAGGGAAATTGGCAATTGCATAACTTGCCCCACTTCCAAATCGTTCCATAGGAGTAGGAGTAAAGAGAGATACAACAGTATCACCACCCGCATTAACTGTTGACATTGGTGCCCAATTCAGACTGTCAAATTCGAAATTAATCTGAAGAGCTTTCGGGGTATACCGCCATGGTTCAGTACTAAGTATCGGTGCTGTCTTTGCATAAACAGGCACTAGAACATTAGCCACATCTCCTTCGAATCCGCTAGTTCTGCCTTTTGGTAGAAATATTGGTTCTCCTATATAAAGATCCCATTCGGAAAGAGTATCTAAAGTACCAACTGTTGCATTGGCAGCGGTAAGCCCCTGAGAATCCCATTCACCAATTCCATATCGATAATCCTCTTCCTCTTCTGATCGATCGATTCCTCCCCCTCTTCCATACTGTGTAATATAATAGCTCTTGAAAGCCTGATCACGATTAATATTCGCAAGATAGGATCCAGCGGCACGATCCCAGGTTGATGCTAGATCAGTAGTAATTTTTAATGTATTGTCTGAACCAATAGAATACATCTCTGTAGGACTACAAACTATTTGATCACATGTCATATTCTCTCTAACACCAACTGCAGGTCTTTGTGTAACTGGGGGACCTGCATCATCTTCATAATAAGCTGCAGAATCATATGACCACAGGGACCATTCTCCATTGGAAGAAAGGCATAATGTAATCCTCTCTTCAGGAACAGTTAACAGAACTAACCTAAGTCTAGGATAATACGTTATTGAGGAGTTCTCAGGCTTATAGCTTACTTGAACCTTTGGTTGATTAGCTGTTGCAGAACTAACTCCTGCATGATTGCCAATATGAAAATAGGCTAATGGATTAGTTAGATAGGTTTCAAAGAATGGATCGATAGGAGAGGAAACTTTTTTAATATCCATATTTCCTGCATATTGATAAACTCCATTAGCATCAGCCCATATAACTGTGTTTTCAAATTTTGTAATTGTTTTTACACCAGAACAGCCAATGGTTTCTGATATTTTTAATAGACGACCAGAAATCAGAAGCTGATCAGTAAATGTAAATAGAAATGTTTCTAGTTCAGTAAAGACTAAAAGTGTATTATTTATCTCTGCAATTGCAGTAACGTCAAACTCACTATTAACATTAATAGCATTTCCAACAATTACACATCCAGGTTTATTGAGTGGATCAGAAAAGAAAATTGATTTGTCTGATATAAAAGCCAACCTTCCTAGCACTAAACCTAATGACTTAATGGGCTCTGGAAACTGTTTATAGTATGTGTACACTCCTTCATGTGATGGATTATCACTAAGAATTAATTCTTTAACTAGAGTATTTTCTGAATATATGTGAGGTGCATCTACAGAAGAAAGGGCTTTACATCTGTTTCCTCTAAACATTGCGGGTCTATAATAAAAAATTCCAAAGTTCTCAGATGCAAAGAAGACTGTATCATTGAACTCTACAAAACTTATTGCCTCACTTTCCTGACCCACTCTAGCCACTGGTCTGGCATACGCACTGGGTGCCTCATAATGCCCACGAAGAATTGGCAACCTCTCACTATTGGGATCTGTACTTTGTAGTAATAGTTCTTCCCAATGATCATTTGTAGTAATATCATAAATCTGAACTGAATACATATAAACTCTTTCTGCATTCTTATCATTAGCTAAATTAGTCCATGCCAAACTTTCAAAAACAGAAACGATCTGTTCATGACCAAATCTAGTATTAATATAATGAGAACCTAAATGTTTTGTCAGACCCTCTACTGTTGTAGTTATTCTTGGCTGATATGTGTACTTACTCAGAGTAGAATCAAATTCTCCTAGTACCCCGAATCCTTTACGTATTTGCCAAGCTCCATCATACCAAAGCATATTTTGACAAAATGATTCCGAATTAGCAGGACCTGCAAGAATTCCCTTTCCAATAACTTCTGTTTCAGGAGAAGGTTGTGCCATTAAAAGATCTCCCCTGGATCAGCATTCAAATGGACATGACTAACTGCACCAAAAGATCTCTGCATAAGATATTCTCTTAACTCTGTTTTTCTTTCATTTAATCTTTTTGTTATCTGTGCACTAGTTGCAGAATCAGCTATAGCATATTGTGCATATGAAAATAGCGGGATCATATCATGCCACTGTTGCATATTATCATCGATAGGAAGCAGTGCAATTGCTCCTGTGGTGGCTAACCAAGACTGTCCAGGTTGATTTGCAGTTACACCAACAGGATTAGCTAATGTTAACCCAATTTCTTGTTCATAGTTATAAAGCAACATCAATGAGGCAGCTTGATTAGTTGAAAATGTTAAAGTATTACCAGCCCACTGTACGGTATTCCGTCTCCCATTGGGATGTACAGCATTAATATTGTTAACAATATCATACTGCATTAATGGTAATTGACTAGCTGGATTCTGTGAGTAGATAGCTACTAATCTTGTCATGCGTCCCAATTCATCAAAGTTACCAGCCGCATTTATAATATTAGGGTTTGGTCCTAGTATTGATGGAGTACCTACTGCAGTAGCAACAGTCCCTGCTTGAGATAAATCGTAGGTTCGAACATTAGCTAAAGTAATAACAGTACCACGAAGCCTTACATATGGATTGATTTCATCAATAAAAGCTAAGAACTGGGCATACCCCAACTTACAATAAAGAGCCACATCTGCTGTGGATAAGAAGCTCTCATCTGGTTCATCACAATATGTTCTGAATAAAGCTGCTACTTCCTGTGTATTCATTACCCCATACCTCCTGGTTTATTAGAGATTAAGGCTTCACCTCGACGAGCCAATTGTTCCTCTGCTCTTGCAAAGTCATGAGCAGCCCCCTTAGCTTGTCCAATTGCATCTGCCTGTTGCATCTGTGCTTGACCAGAAGACTGTCCTATAACTGAAGCAATTGCATCGTTGGGTTCAATCTTTGGTGGTACATCTCTTGGGAAGACACGATCATTTGCAGGTGCATTTGCTGGATCCATGGGTTCACCCCCAGTCTCTAAGGCAACATAAATATCTCTAATATAATTTTGTGCTTCTTCATCTAAAGCATAATAATCTGGCTGTCTCATAAAACTACCAAAGACTTCTTTGAATACTCCTAAATTATCTGTTCTGAATATTTCAATCTCAAAGCCCCTAGTAGCAGCTTCTAGAAGTTCATTGGCATGAGCCATGTCCTCCATACGTTCAATAACATATTTATTTCCTGTCTTATAAGATAGTTCTTTAAGAGCTTCTTCTGGTGGTAATAGTTTTAGTTCATAAAGCTGAAGAATCTTAGCATCTCTGTCTTGTGCCTCAGATCTAAATAAAGATCCTGTTTCAATAAAAACTTCAGGATCTTCTACGTAGTCTGCATTTGTAACTTGTTTGAAGATTAGTTTTCCTAGTCCATCCATCATTCGGATCATCTTATCTTCTTTATAATAATGTTTCATTAGTCTGATAACATCTCTAGCTACTCCCCTCATAGTCTCCTCAATTCTTAATTGAGTTACCTGTAGCTGACTCATATCCTGTTCTGCGAGGGTTTGCATTGCTTTACCAGAGGTAATACCAACTGCTCTTTTACCAAGTGTTGTAGAGTGAATACCAGACACATCCATCATCTCTGATTGCAAACGAGTAATGTTGTCAAAGATGTGGGAAGGTAGAGGAGCAGCACCTATCTGCTGAGGTGTACCACCTGCAGCATTATAATATACCTTTTCTCCTGCTCTATTTGTAATTGCATTTGGATTAACTCCTGACGTTTTAGGAATCAACCACTTAGGGTTTGACATTAGTTCAATGTTTTGTAGAACTTGGCTTCTGGATTTATTATAAAGCCATTGCATATCAATAAGGGGAGCTAGTAATCCAACCCCCCATAACTTTCCTGGTACCTCTGTATATCTAATAATCTTAATAGGAATTTCTATTAATGGATTTGTACCTTTATAAAGATATTCACTTCCTAAAACAAAGGCATGTTTACCATCTCTCCAATAGACCTCATAAATTTCTAGTCTATTGGCAGGGACTTGTTCTAAACTGGCTTGACCTGGACGTGTCGAAGGGTTGAGACTATCTGAAGCCTCTTCAATAAATTTCTTAGACTTTGGAAACTGTTTAATTAGTTCCCATCGTTTTACATGTCTTCGTATAGCAATCCAATCTGATTCATCTGGGCTATCAACATAAGGTTCAAATACTAGATCATATGGATTAACGACCTCTGTTTCTATCTGATCTGATTCTGCATCGTAATAAGAGTGTAATGCAGATGTACCTGTAGTAAGAAGCCATGAGAAAGCTTTAGTTAGTTTTCCTTTGAGGTCTTGCTGATTCCAATAATATTTAAGGGCTAGTTCTGTAGCCTGAGCTTTAAGAATGTCATCTGTCAAAGCTGTTGCAGGAGTAACTGCAACTGATGGATATTCTGTTGCTAATTTTGAAAGAAGATTTCTATAAATATTTATAAGAAGATTAACTGTAATCTTCCATGCAGGACCATCTGTACCCTGAGAAGACACATTGGTCCTAGCAGTAGTATCATATTGAACCCATTGCCGACCTTCAAGAAATAATAAAGCTAAGTCCCAGACCTTTCTTTCGGTCGTTTTACGATAATCTGAAGTATCGACTAATTGTTTGAAGTCTGCTGGGAAGCCTTCCAATTCTTTCTTTGCCATAATTATGAAGTCCTTTTCTTACGAGCCGCAGGAAGATCTTCATAAGCCCTTTTCTTTGCTTCCTCTACTGCTTCTCTTCCGCTCTGTTCCTGTATCATGTATTGGTCCATTTCATCTGCAGTCAGACCCTCCATACCAAGTGCTCCGTACTTGGCTGCAAGTTGTTGTGCCGCTGCAGACTTGGCACCCTTGTAACCAGAATATGCTGCACCTGCCTGTAAAGCACCACCAGCAATCTTTCCTGCATCTCCTTCTGTTACACCCTCTCTAATACTCTCTGAAGCCCCTTTTGCAGCCATGCCTGAGGCAAGGGCTGCTGCACCTGCACCCCATGTTATTGGACCACCAGCTAGGGTTGCAGCAACAGTACCAGCACCTACAAGAGCATCAAATGTGTCTCCCCAACCCCAGGCATCTGGATCTTCTTCTGGCTTTACCTTTGAGTCTGCCAGTTTACCTTTAGATTTTTTTAACTTATCAGCATATGCGCTCATCACTCTCCTCCTGTATATTCATCTGATAGTACACTTTGAAGAGGTGTGTTCCATGACCTCACTAATTCTCGTTTATCGTCTAATTCTTCACGCTTGATAGCTACCATGATCCACATATAGAAGATGCTTTGTAGGCATAAAAAACTAGCTAGTATGACCAAAATAATAAGTAGTACGTTCATAAAAAAAAGATGCTGCCCCTCCGAAGAGGGGACAACACCATTAATTCACCCTTATAGAGTAAGTCCAGTAATAAGACCATTACTATTAGGTCGTACACAAACAATGTTGTAGTACCACTTATAGAAACCCTCGAAGGCATCAGCACCAATCACACGACTGAGAGTGCTACCATCTTCATCCGCAAACTTACCAGCCTCTAGCTCAAGCATCTTCCAACTCTTGGTTGAGAGAGCAATGCAGAGTCCGTTGTCGCAATGTCGAGAGGTTTTAACAGGAATTCCCGCAAACGAGAATCCAGTGAAACCACCATCACCAGTACCAGCCTTAGACTTAACGTCATAGGTCGGAGTCGCTGAACCTGCTAGACCGACGACACCCTGAAGCATCGCAGCCAGACGAGTTCTCTGAAGTGGATTCACTAGGAGCACATCAGGAGCTTCATCCGAAGCTAGAGTAATACGATCTAGCAATCTTTGCAGAATCTGCAGACCAATATTAACCCGAGCAGGTGTAGTACCTGCAGCACCACCAGTTGAAACAACTGCTGAAATGGCATTAGATACTCCAGCACCATCAGAGCATTGCATTGGAATCCCAGTACCAGTGGCAGTAGAACGATCTAGACCGAACCAAGCCCCACCCTGATTTGCAAGTGCACCTACACCTGATAGACCTAGGTTACCATAGATACCAACTGGTTCCTGACCATTAGCCAGGAAGGGAGCCGCAGCTACAGGGTTAACCACAACTGCAAGTGGAATAGCATTACCTGCAGCATCCACTGGGAAACCTGCACCAGCAGCAGCACCAGAAACATTGACAGTACCAGCAGTTGCACCAGCAGTAAGAGTTGCCCCACCTGCGAATGAATCATAAGCAGCAGCACCACCACCAGCAGTATCCGTACCCATAGGCACAAGATCAACATGGTTAACACCACCAGCAGCAATAACAGCCGCTAGTTTAACAGCATCCCCATCAAAAATGAGGTCACCAAGTCCACCAGGGACACCAGCATTAGTATCTGCATAGGTGATGAAGCCAATACACTGTCCACCAGAAACGGCAGAACGGTTACATTGGTTTTTAACATCAGTGACTAGACGATTCATTTCTGAATCAACCCAACCAACAAATGAGTTCGCTCCACCCTTACCAGCCGCTGCCATAGCAGGACCTGTAATTCGGAACACCCCATAAAGGTGCTGTGCATTAGCCGTGAGGTTACCATACACCTGTTGAGGCTGTCCACCTGGAACAATTGGGGGTGGAGCAGGAAGTGCTCCTGGAAGGGCAGTACCCTCCGCAGCCCACGCTACCTGAGTATTACGTCCCAGGTGTACGGGAATGATTACTTGTCGTCCATTCCAATCGACTGAAGCTTTCTCGAACATATCACAAACAAGAGTCTCTTCGTTAAGCTGATCTTGAATAGGTCCGAGGTAAAACTCCTTTAGAATACTGGCAAATCCAGCAAGGTTCTGTGCCATTTTAATTTCTCCTTATGTTATTGTTTATATTTATAAACGGCATTTAGTTATCTAAAGGGATTGTCCCTTATGAGCAAATC